TTTCCAGCCGTCATAGGTCATTTGCAGATAGGAGTCATAGTGTACAATAGTCCCAGATAGCCATATCCAGCCTTCATTGCCCGGTGTTTCTTCTAAAGCAGGGTACACTGTGGATACGATCCATTTCTTGATGTCAGCACGCCTTTCTGGCGTTTTGGTGTTTAGTTCTGATTCAAAGTCATCAAGTACAATACCAGTATATCGTACATCTACCTCCGCTCTACCTCTAAGTCTTTGTGATGTACCCTTGGATATAACCCTATCCCCTTTTGGTGTGACCAAATCCTTCTCTGTCCATCTTTTTCCTACACTGGCACCATCCATGTTTCCAAAATAATACTTTATCATTTTGTTATCTTCAAAATGAGAGCGGATATACTTTAAATGGTCTATGGCCTGTGACTGCTCTTCCGATACCCAAGCTATAAAATGCTGGTCTCCCTCTTGTGCAAAGCACAGTTTGTGCATGATAGCCGCTTTTGCTATAACAGACTTGCCATGACCACGTGGAATAATATTACATATCCTTGCACCCGGTGCGGTATCTATCATCTTGTTTGCCATTTCATAGTGAAAGGGTGCTGATTCAGACTTCTTTAAGAAGTCGTTAGGAAGAAAGGCTCTGCCAAAGTAAATAAGATTTGTATATGCTTTTGCTAATACCTCATCTCGTTTGTCCATCTCTGATGGAGGTGGGGTGATATTAAAGGTCATTTTTTTAATTGATTTAATACACTCTTAGCAAAAGGAATTGTATACTCTTCCATATCTTCCCTATATATTAAATCATTAAGATATTTTTGTTTATTTTTATTAGGCTCTACGGTTTTTATCATTCTATCAAGTCCTCTTTGTAAATAGTAAGACTTTTCTGGATTGCTCATGGCTATTGCCCTATCATAATCAATAAGTTCTCTTATTTTATTAAAAGCTCTAGAGCCATATTTTTTTAATGCCATATCTAAAATACTTCTCGTCCCTCCAGTTCCAGATATAGCTGAAAAAATAGGATTAACTCCACCTATGTAAGCAGGAGACTTATCTTCATATATAAATCCAGTTTGGTATAATTTTTCTTGCTCTGCTTTTCTTATCAAATTGTCAATATTGTCATGCACATTAGTTGAGATGGGTTGTGTCATTTGTAATAAGTTGTCATCCATTAGATAGTTCCTTTTTTGTTTCTGGCAATATACCTTGCTCAAATGCTTTTAGCTTCTCTCTGCTAAATCCAGAGAACTCCTGTATCAGTGCCACAGAATCTACTTTCTTTTCTGTAGACAGCAAACCTGTTATCTTCATTAATGTCTCTAGAGCTCTAAGTTTATCGTTGTCCCTGACATCTCTTTTGTCTATTACATCTTTCGTGCTTTCAAGGAGGTAACGTTTTGTAATACCTACTTCTGACATTAAACTTTCTATTTCTTTATCCACTGCTTGCCTCACTGTTTTGTTTTTAAGTAGTAGTGTTGACCTCTTCTCTGCATAATCCAGACTATTTGTTCTGGGGAATGCTTTTTGGTAGGCCTCTATAGGCTCCATCCCGTATGCAACATACTTTGCAAAGTTTTTCTTTGATAAAGTTAAAAAACCCTCAGTTACTACAGCATATCCAGATCGTTTTGTAAACCTATACATCTCATCTTTTACAGTACCAGACTTCATGCCACTTCTTCTAAGATGAAACATCCCTATAATAGTTCTTACGTAATTGTTTTCTTTTTTAAATCCTTTCACTTGTCCTTTTTTAAGTATCTGCACTATTTTACCATCATCCGCAAGACACCAATCGCCTTCTTCTGCCTTAGTCCAATCCGTTATCAGGGGCTTATCGGGATGTGCATCAAGAAACTCCTGCTCTGATTCATAAGCATAGTGTTTCTTTCCTTTTATAGTGCGGCTCAGTGCCAAATCAGTTCTTCTCCTGATTGTCAAATAAATTGATATCCAGTATTTCCAACTCAGGCATATTCTTCATCCTATACAGTAATTCTGCAAACAGCCCCATTTGTTTGGATGTTGGTTCTATAATGTCCATAAGTTTTAATTCTTTGGATATCTCCCTGCAACGTTCCAAGTTTTCGTAGACAGAGCCTATCGTATAATCACCAAATACCGCTCTTTGATATAAACTTTTATGTTCGCTCATGTTTTAATTTAATAAAAACTTGACAATAATGTTTAGCGTTATATATATTTAATTATCTTGTTTTTGTTTGTTGAAGTTTTTTTATAATAGTACTATAGTATATATAGTATATATAGTATATATTATATATATATAATATATATAGTATAATAGTATATATAGTATATAGTAGTATATAGTAATTATAGTATTATAGTATATATAGTAGTGGTAGTATCCGCAGTACCCGCTTTTGGTAAAACTTCCAAAAATTTTAAAAAATTATATTAGTATGTGCGTGTCTCTTTTTTTTACACACATACCACCCCCCTATCCGTTTCTAGGTTAGAAAAGTTGTATTGAAAAAAGCAAATCCATTATAAGCCGTTACAATTTACAATTTACAATTATATTTTAAATATCTGTAAGTTCAACAATATAAGTACTTACAGGGACTATGTATTAAATATATAAATAAATGTATAGGATACCGATCAGTTCCTTGTTTAATATTAGCCGGAGCAATTAACCAATAAATAACAAAATGCGAGATGATAAATAAACATATATTTATTAATAATACCTTTAATGTTTTACTTAGTTTATATAATGAGCTGGGATATAACACACTAGTATTACACACGTATGTAATTTTTGTTGGAACAATTGTTCAGTAAATGCATTTAATAAGTAAGTAAACAAAAGGAAAAATAAAATGAATTTAAATAAATATTATGATAAACTAATTGATTATAGTATAGCAACCGACGAAGAAATAAGACTAGTTACAGATATAAACGGATGGAACTTAGAAACATTTAACGACATACTTTTTAGTAGAACTGGCTTTAGAACTATTGATCAATACGAATTTGTAATATAACAAAAGGTTAACTGAAGAGGACTAAATGTCCGAAACGGGGACTTGCTCTCCGTATTAACCAAAAAAAACAGGAGTAATAAAATGAAGGATATTATAAAAATGATTCAACTATTGTCTAAAACTACTCACTTTTTAGTTGAAAACGATTTCGTTGATTTTGATATACACCCGAGGTCTGAAGGGCATAAACTATACTCGGATATTCAAAGATTATTGACTAAAAACGATAATGAATTACTTCATTTATGGCTGTATGAAGATAAATTAAACCCTAAAGATAATTAATTGGAACAAAACAAAAATAACATAGTATATAATAATAGAATCACTAATAAACATTCGTAATAAAAAAATGAATTATTCAGATTTTATAGAAGAAGTACAAAGCAATTTAGAAATTGAAATTGATTTTAATGAATTACAAAATATATTAAATAATTATATAGATAGCGGCTTGTTAGGTGATCCATATGGAAACGAAGAAAACGAATTTGATGAGGGCGATATTGACAATGCTTTGGATATGATTGAGACTGATTTCAATTAATTGGAACAAAACCAAATAATAATAGTATATAATAATAGAATCATTAAAAAAAGTTGGAGCTTTAAAATGAATAAAATACAAGCAAAAAAGATTGTTGGAAGTGACCTTTCAAATACTTCTAAAATGCCTAGTAAATCATTTAATCTAAGTGCTTTAGATTGTAAGACAGGTTCTAAGTTGGTAGATGTGGAAGGTTCGGTCTGTTTTGGTTGTTATGCTTTAAAAGGTAACTATGCAAGATATAAACTTCCTACCAAGCTACAACCAAAAACCGAAAATATTAAAAAGGCAGATTGGAGTAAAGCAATGGCATATCTCATAAACAATCAAGATAATAAAAAAGATAAAAACTTTTTTAGGTGGCACGATTCTGGAGATTTGCAAAGCATAGAACATTTAAAAAAGATAGTTGAGGTTTGCAATATGACCCCTCAAATTATGCACTGGCTACCGACTAGAGAGTAT